CATTGCATTTATCACACGAATATCGGACAAGACCGTCATCGCCGGGGATCGACCATAAATCTCGCCCGCCGCTTTTTCCCATCGGGGGACCGATCCGAACCGCCCCGGGAAGTGTCAATTACTATCGGTCGGGATCGAATGATCGACCGGAGCCGATGATGACGGGTTCGGACCCCCGATTGGGAGAAGCCTTGATCGCCCAGCGGGCTGAGCGGATTGAACGGGCGTTTTATACCGATATGTTCCGTCTGCCTGAGTTGGATCGTATGACCGCGACCGAGGTTCTCGAACGGACGCGACAGCGCCTCCAGATTATGAGTCCGATCCTGTCCCGGTTGTTTGCCGAGTTTTTGACCCCGGTGATCCATCGAACCTTTAATATCATGCTCGAATCGGAGTTGTTCGACCCGATGCCCGCCAGTCTGTCGGGACAGGTTCTCGATATCGATTATCAATCGCCCATGGCGCAGGCCCAGCAGGCGTCCGAGGCCAATAACTTCGTGAGTTTCTTTGCCGCCGCGACTCCGCTGATTCAGGCTGATCCGTCGATCTTGCAGAACATCGACAGCGATCAGACGCTGCGGCGACTTCATAAATCATTCAACGTGTTCGCCGGAACCTTGCGAGATTCCGCAGAAGTCACGCAGGCACGTCAACAGGCGAATGATATGGCGCAGGCGCAGCAGGAGGCGGCGATTGCGAAAGATGCGGCCAGGGCCGGACGTGATGCCGCCGCCGGGGTTTCGGATGTCGCGGGGGTGATCGGGAATATCGCATGAGTGACCATATTCCTGATCTTGAGGACGATGTGAAAAGAATCTTCGAGTCTGATGCAGGCGGTCGCGTTCTTCGGTATCTTATGGATACCTACTGGTTCTTCGAGACGACCGCCAAGGCCGATGATCCGACGGGCAACACGATTCGAGAAGGTTCACGAATGGTCATCCTCGATCTGGTCGATCGTCTGGGCAAAAAATATGACAGTGAAGCTGTTTTAGAGGCATTGAACGAACACCGGATGGACAGTATCAAACGTAGAGATGCGGTCGATCCGACTGAGGACTTTTAATTATGGCAGAAGACACGACTGCGATCCCGACCGCCGAACCTCTGAATATCCCGTCCTGGCGGGATGATCTGCCTGATGATCTCAAGACAAATGAGTCGCTGGCAACGATTACCGATGTCTCGGCCCTCGCGCGGAGCTTTGTCGATACCAAGTCGCTGGTCGGGGCCAATACGATCAAAATCCCGGCGCGTGATGCCGATGAAGATCAAATGGGGGTCTTCTACGACAAACTTGGGCGTCCCGCCAAATCGGACGATTATGAGATACCGAGCGAGGGACTCCCCGAAGGTCATATGATGTCGGACGAGGATCGGACGAAACTCAAGGCGACGTTTCACAAGCTGGGGTTGACGCCTGTTCAGGCGGCGATGGCCTACCGTGAACTCGCTCAAAGCGGGTTTGACGCCGGTCAATCACTGACTCAGCAATCCGAACAGGTGGCGGCGGCCAATGTCGAGGCGCTTAAGAAACAATGGGGATCGGCCTACGATCAGAATGTTGATCTGGCGAAGTCGGCGGTCTTGAAACTCGGTGGCGAGGCGTTTAGGGATAAACTCAATGCGGCGGGCCTCGGCACCGATCCGGTGGTACTCGACGCCCTGACCAAAGTGGGCAAAATGTGGGCCGATGATGCGATTGTGGGGGTCGGTCCAAAGAATTATGAGTTGAGTCCGGCGGCTGCGACCGAGGCGTGGTCGAAGAAACAGTCCGATTCCGAGTTTGTCGATGCATGGCTTAATGCCGGTCATCCGAACCATAAAGCGGCGTCTGCCGAGGCCGAGCGTCTGTTTCGGATGATGAATCCGGAGGAGGATGGAAAGGACGGCACTTGACTTTTTGAGATAGGTTGATCTAATATCCATCGATGGATTAGTTATCCAGCCCCATCACCCACCGGATTATCTGCCGCCAGACCCGGATGACACGAGGCAAAGACCCGCGACCACGAGTCGTTAAAACCAGAGACGCCCCTGCCGCCCGGTATGGATTAGTGTTTCGATCAAAGTGAAAATCTGTTTTTCCTCTTTTATCGGAGCACCATCATGGGTGTCATTGATACCGCCTATATTAGTAACTTCAATTCCGCCATTCGGTCCCTGACACAGCAAAACAAGTCCAAACTTCGACCGGCAGTCGATTTTGAGATGTTGAAAGCCGAACAGGGATTCATCGAACGGCTGGGACTCTCTGTTCTCGAAGATGTACCGTCTCGACATGGTGATACGCCGGTCAGTGATCCCGATCACACCCGAAGGCGTATTACGGCATCTCGCAAGGTCGGAGGCCATTATGTGGATACGGCCGATCAGGCGCGTATTCTGATCCTACCTGCCGGACGCTATGCCCGCGCTCAGGCGATGGCGGCCAATCGTGAGATTGATCGGGCAATCATCACCGCTTTTGCGGCCGATGTCTATGGTGGCAAGGACGGCGGAACGACCGTTACGTTCGCCAACGACGGTCGCAAACAGATCGCTGCGGGGGGGGCGGACCTGACGATTGCCAAACTTGTCGAAGCCAAAGAACATTTCATTGACGTTCATGCAGATGGCGAGATGCACATCGTCGTTTCGTCCAAACAGGCATCGGCCCTTATGAACCTCACGGCTTTTCAAACCTTCGACAACCGAAACTCCAAGGCTCTCGAATCGGGCGATATCGGCAGTGGCTTCATGGGCTTTAACTGGCATGTCATGGGATCGAATACGACCAAGGGTGCGGCCCTCCCTGTCGATGGTTCAAGTGTCCGAAGCTGTTACGCATGGATCAAGGACGCGATGGTGCTGGGTATGACTCAGGATGTCACGACAATGGTCGATCGTATTCCAAGCAAGCAAGGCAGCATTTTGATTCAGACCCACATTGATGTCGGTTGTACCCGCATTGAAGGCGAACAGGTGGTCGAAATCCTGTGCGATGAAAGCTGATTGATTCTGCTGGTTGTGACCCGCGACCGGCTTCTGACTTTTTTGCAGCAATACGCCCGGTGGGTTGGGTACACCGGACGGCACTGGCTGCATAAGGAAACCTCGAAATGACAAATCTCAATTCCACTATCGTAAGCAACACGCTGGCAAAACCACAGGTGTTTAACACCAAAGGCAAGATCGGCGGTCGAGTCCGTATCGCGCATGACAACTTTGAACTCAGTACGGCCGATATTGATTCGGCGGATACGATCGTCCTGTGCTATTTGCCGTCGTCCTGTATTCCGGTCAATCTCTTTCTCACAAATGATGATCTGGATTCCAACGGAAGTCCGACCCTTGCAACCAATGTCGGTATCTATGATGTCGATCCGACGGACGGAACCCTCGGCTCGGTCGCCGATGTCGATGCCTTTGCAAGTGCGATCACACAGTTGCAGGCGGCGGCGAATCTGACGAACATCCTTCAGGAGGCCGCGACCGCTGCGCAGAAGGCTCTGATCGGTAAACGTCTGTGGGAATGGGCGGGCAAGTCGAGTGATCCGGGCGGGATGCTGGCCATCGTGCTGACAATCTCAACCGTTGCTGCAACGGCAGTTGCCGGGACACTGGCTTTCCAGTTCGGATATGTGCTTGACTGATTGAAATCCATAAAATCTCCAGGGGTGTTGCGTTTGTCCTTTTACGCAGCACCCTTTTTATATTCTTAGACATTGAGTTTGGTGAACGTCACTTGAAGATATCTTTCAACATCACCAGACGGCGCGCCCGCCTTACATGGGAAGAGTGTGCCGTACACATAAACTTGAATTTCAATCGCCTTCGAGGCCCCAATGGTAATGACACCTGTGCATGATAGATTGGTTCCTGATGATGTGCTATTGAGACCCGTTAAAAGAGCCGTTGAGTCTGTTACATTGTAAAGTCTCATGCGTACTCTTGGCTGCCATTGCTCCAAGGCAACGAACTGACTAGGCGGTCCGTTCACGTCTCTTATGGGTGCCTGACATATAACCATGTAAGTTCCGGCGTTGAGCGTGATTTGATCGGACGCGACGGTCGCCAGATTCCCGATGTCGAATACAATGGTATTAACATCAAGTGTTCTCCATCCCCCCCCCACGAGAAGTACTCCGTCTGTGCCTTTTGGCTTCTGGTCCTCAATCGTCACTACGTTTGCCAGAGGCACACCGACGCTCGGAAGGTTCGTCAGGGCCGAACCATCGACCGCCGGGAGTTTTGCCGCGTCGTCGAGTTGAACGATATTGTCGTTTCCCGTCCCGACGTTGAACTCGTAGACCGTTCCGAGGCCGAGAAGGGTTCTGACCTGTGCGGCGGTGCGAAGCGTATAGGCGGCGGCTGAGGCGGCAAGGAACTTGTCGTCATCACCCGGATTGGCCGGTGTCGGGAAAATATCCGCATCGGCAGATTCCCAGCCAAAGGCGTTGGCCGCCGTGGCCTCAAGACGCTTTCCCACGTCGCCGAGAACAGGGGCCGGGACATTGCCTGCGTTGGAAATCAAGTCCTGTATCTGCCGGACATTGGCCGCATCGGTATCGGATGTACCTGGCAACAGATTGGCAATCTTTTTTGATTTGGCGTCCCACGATGCGAGGGTCGAAGTCAGACCGAGGAAGGTTCCGATCGAGGCCGCGAGATTGAAATCCTGCCCGCCGGTTCGACCCATCAGTTGCTGAATCATCCGAACAATGTTGTCGAGAATCCCCTCATGGGTCTCGGCCGGGAACTTATCGCCCTCGACATAATCGGTCTGCTGCTCGGCCTTGACCCATCGTTCGATACGGATTAACGAGTACGTCGCACTCGGAGGCGTCGTGTTGAATGTCACGGTGCCACCGGCGGCGATTCCGGCTCCGGTCAGTGTGTAATCCGTGCCGAGTGCCTGCTTTTTGCCTGATTCATCCGATACCTTAATAAGATAAACGATGATATGAGAATCATCAGTGAATGCCATTCGAGATGGAACTGCAAAATCAACAGATACATCATCAGTAACGTAAGTCTGGTTTGGATCAATCGTTTGGGCAGTGACAGTCATGGGTATATCCTATCTTATTATCGTCGTGGGCTTGATCGTCTTTGTGGGCTGGGTCGTCTGCTGCTTCTTTTGTCGCCCCTGTTCTTTTTTCCGCTTTTTTCGATAATCTTGCCCATGATTTTTGTTGCTTCGACTGTGGGTATTCCTGTGATGATGGCTGTTGTCAGTCCTCCGGCTACGATCATTTTAGCAAATGATTCTTTCAACTCACCTTTGGTTAATGCCGACAATCCTTTGCCCATCGAATTGTAGGTCTGATTGAGGATCGAAACGACGGGCGATAATTCCGGTTCAAAAGCGGGTTGTTGAAATACCTTTCTGCCGAGGAATGCTACGGCATCTCCGCCGAGGTAATTGCCTGCAATCGTATCTAAGTAGCTGAATAGAAACTTCTTGACTTTTTCATCTTCTTCTTTTGCTTCGTCACCTGTCAGCATTTCTACGGCTGCTGTGAGCAACATGGCCCATCCTGCCCTGATCGAAGTGATCCATAAACCTTGTGCGCCATAGATCAATGCCATCTGTCGTGCAAACTCTGTGTAGGTTATTTGGCCTCTTGATACTCGCATTTGCGCCCTCAAGGTCATGTCTACGTTCTTACCTGTCTGCCCTCTGAACATGATGACGGTTCTGACAATATCGTTTTCCCGACCCTTGAGGCCGAGTCCTGTAATCGAGGTCGGATCAAATGTTGGTTGGGTTCGCATCATCACCCGCTGGGCTATTTCGACAGTCCTTACCTCGGCTCCTGGCCCTGTGTGTCCTTCTTTTTCTGCCTGAATCTTTGCCGCTTGCCAGATAGTGCGTAAGGCCATCCTATCCATGGCTTCGATCATAAACATCAGCTTTTCGCGCAAGGATTTATCTTCGATCTGTGTTTTTAAGGATTGTGTGAAGCCTGACGATTCGTTGATGACCGCTGTTCCTGCGCCTCCCATTCGCATTCTTATCCATGGGTCTGCCTTTGACATTTCCTCATCTAAATCCTTATTGAACATTGCCCCTGACGTGATGGCTCGGCTGATCGCTCCTGTGGGCATGTCAACGGCTGCGACCAATGCCGAGGCGACTTGGAACAGCGCCGTTTTGGGGCTGAGGGCAAGGAAGCCGGTTGTGATATTATCGATCGCTTTTCGGAAGGTGGGGCTTTTGACGCCTTTTTCTCCCCCTATAAATTGTCGGACAATGTGGTCATACATCAATTCAAAACGCTCAATCGTCTTGACCCCTCGACCGTCGCGTATTGCTCCCTTTATATCCCTGTGGTTTAGTAATCTGCTCGCCTCTCTCAAGGGTATGGCGAGTTCAATGGTTGCGGAGTGTGCGAGGTTCCAATTATTGAATCGCTCGAAGATTCCCATGATGACGATTGGAATACTTGGATCATTCGTTCGCTCCTTATTGATCCCCGCGTTTTGTGGCATCTTCTGTTTGAAGTTTTTGTACCCTATTCCAAAGGGATCAATGTCCTCCTTTCTGCTTCGTGAGTAATATATTCCATCGCGTCTTAAATCTTCTCCAAATATCTCAAAGGTCGCGTTACCATAGTCGATACCTTCCTGCCCGTTCATCAGTTTAATAATTCCTTGGGCTAACTCAATCGCTTCTTCTCCTACCATGTTTTCGATATCTTTTATGTTTTCTCTGCTCAAGTAAACAAGTTCTTTTGAATTGTGTGATTTGATCCAGACGGGTGTTTGGTCAAACAAGATCAGGTCTGCGGTTTCTGTATCTCCCATCGACGCCAGGACATCGGTCCATTCTTCTCTTGTTGCTTTGATGGTCTGCACGTTACGTTTTATGGTTATTTTATCATCTTTGTCTCTTGCGATGCCAACTTCTGTGGTGATTTCGAGGATGTCATCTGACCATGCTTTGATATCGTCTTTGCTGCGTATTCCCAACTCTTGCAGCATTCCGATCAGGCTATCATTGTTTTTCTGCGCTCTGCCGATTGCTTTAACATTGCCAGCGACCACGTTCTTATGCAGCCATTGATAGCCAGTGCTGGAATCTGATCCAAACAAAAACTCAGCCAGCGTGTCGGTCGTCATTAAACCTTCTCGCTCAATGAATATAGAAAAGAGTTTGGCGGTGTCGCTCTTATCGATTTCTTTGAGCTTCCCATCCGGGCCTGTTAGTCTTTTCTTTGTGGGGCTATCGGGTCTGTCCAGTTCTTCGAGGATGAGCGCAGTTGTTTTGTCGAATGAGTGTTGCGCTTTGTCATATTGAATACGTCTGGCTTTTTCATGCTCTCTCAAAAGATGTTCAAACTGATCTGCCAGGATTTCAGCTTCCACGGCGGTCAGTTGTGATACGCTTGTTTTATTGAGTATGTCGAGTTCTTCAATCTTCCAGTTCGGGAGTCTTTCCTCTGGATGCGTTTGCATCCTCTTGAGCAGGGCTCTCATCGCTTTGGTTTCATTCGCCCTTACGGATCGTGTTGTAAAAGCATTGACGATGGCTTTGATTGCGGGCCGCAATTCTCTGCCTATGCTTTTGATGTTGGTTTCATTGATTAGTTTTGTCAGTCTGTCCCGTTGGGTTTGTGTCTCTATTTTCTTGATCGCAGATTCGATCTTGCGAAGGGCACCTCCAAGTTGTCTTGTGGTCAGTTTGCTTCCAGGTTTACTGAGGGACGCGATTAGCTTTTCCTGTTCTACTTTGGACAGGTGTGCTTTTGCGAGTTTTGCGATCTTCTGTTTCGCCAGTTCTATTTCATTTTTAGATAGGTGCTTTTTTATGCCTGCCATTTCCTCTTGGACTTTACGCTTATTGATCTTTCTTCTGCCTGCTTCTGCTTTTGCTTCATTGTCTTTGATCGATTGATTGATAGCACCGGCTTTTGACAGTACGAGTCTGCCTCTAGTTTTTACAATGCCCAGGTTTTCTAGTAATGACGGGCCTTCTTTGTCTTTTTTGGGTCTGTCTGGTTTTGTGGCTTCTTCTTTGAGAAACGATTTGAGATTGCTTAGTTCTTCTTGGTCCTTCTGCTGTTCGTTGCCAAGGGCTTGTGTGATTTCTTCTATGGCTTGATCGAGTTGTTCCTGTGTTGCCTTTGCCGCTGCGTCGGCCATGACCTGTTCTTCAAATCGCTCAGGTTCGGGTTCTTGGTCGAGTCTTGTGCTTTCTAGGCCCGCGATAGGTTCGGTTTCTTTCGCCAGGCCGGGTGTAGCCTTGATCTTGTCTGCGATCATTTTTTCAGCCAAGTGTGCTGGGACGCCATGTTTAACAAGTTCATTGACGAGCATGGCCGAGGTTGGTCCCCTTTGAATGGACCCAAATGCACCGCCTCCTGCTCCTGCTGCGATTCCTGATTCAACAAAAGCCCTTGGGTTAAGGCCAAGGTTCAGTGATGTCTCCAGTGCTTCTCGCACTACATATCGTGTTGCGCCATCTATCAATAGTTGCAGTTCTTCCTCGGCAATTTCGCCCACGCCTCCGCGTATGATTCTTTCAAAGAGTTTGACATCTGGTTTGAATTGTCTTGGCAGTATGCCTCTCTCTACAATTGACTTTATAAGTGCCGATGGAATTGCGCCTCGGCCTGCTGCGACCCTTGCGGTGTGGGGGGGGATTCCGCTTGCAATTAAGTCGAGTCTGATTGATTCATACGAGCTGCCGCCTTCTGAAAGAAACAGGATGTTTATTGATACGCTGCGACCAAAGCTAGTTGCTGCTGCTTTGGTTAACCCTTTCATTCTTGCTAGTTTTGTGCCTGCTAGTCCGGGTATCAAGGGTGCTACTGCGCTCATTGCCATGCCTGGAAACTTGTTTGTCCACCATAATCCGGTTCTTAAATCTGAGGCTATGTCGGCAAAGTCTGTTCCTTGCGCGAGGCTTGTCAGTGGACCTGGAGCAAGGGCTTCGCTTTGCCTGCCTCTTTGAATCCAGTTTGCAATGGGTCTTGATAGAACTGATACTCTAAAGTCATCATCTTCTGTGATATAGCCAAAAGCTCCTTCGATGGCGTCTGGAAAGCGAAAAATACCTTCTGCAATTCCCATGATGCCATCACGCGCGATGCTTTTTCCGATATCAAATAATGCTGATCGTTCCTCCAGTTCGCCTGGTTTTGGCCTTCTGACGGGTTCTCTTGTTTGTGTTATTTCGCTGAATCGTTTGTAAAAGGCTTCTGATTCTTTTGACAGAATGATGGTTTCTCCTGTGTAAATGCTTTTGAAAAAGTCCATGCTCTCATCTGATAAATCAGCATCCCTTTCTTCCTCTGTGATGGGTTCTATGATGTGCTTTGGCATGGTTAATAGCCTGAGTAGCCAAGTCTTTCAACAAGAGCCTTGAGTATAACTTTGAGTGCCTCTTTATTTTCAGGCGTTAGAGGGTCGATGTCCGTTATTTCAACTATTTCTCCGTCTCTTCTTTTATCTCTCGCCAATATCCTCATGGATTCAAAATGTATTGCGTTAAAATTTGGGGTTTTAGAGAATCGTTTTACAAACTCTCTAAATGACATTTCTGGTATGTCATTAGGTTTGCGAAACGGATCCATTGGATCCTGTCGTGCCTTTTTTAAATCTTCGTTTACGGTTTTTAGCGTGTTCTTGAGTTTATTAAACTTCTCCTCGTCTACAAATACCTTGTTTCCTATGGCGATCTTGGTGACTGTCTTATCCCCAAACTTTTCATAGATGCCCACTCCTGTGTGCAGTTCGGGCGACCATTCAAAGAATCCCACGACTTGCTCGTTTGAACTTCCCGCCCAGACGGGATCATCTTCCTTCATCAGTGGTATGTAGGTTAGTCCATCTATGACAAATCGGCTTCTGATATCAGCCCTGTCTGCCGATTGATATATCGGATCGCCAAAGATCGGAAATGCCTTAACCCATAACGTAGGCATCGCGCCGTGGAGGGCTTCTTCAAACTTCTTTACAACTTTTTCATAATTTTCTCTTGTTGCGTCGGTCCCTATGAGGTCCTTGTCTATAAATATTTTTCGCTGATCTCCTGGCTGAATGTTATACAAGTCGAATTGTTTGGTTCTGAAATAACTAAAGGTCCCTGGCCCTACGACGGGCCTGTCTCTTACAAAAACGCCACCATTTTTCATATCTACCATGGCGGAGATTATTGCATGTCGTGATGTGTTTTTATTGATATCTCCTTCATCGCTCTCTATCGTTGCGTTCGCATCTATCGCTGTCGCTGCGAAGTGGTGCATATACAATGCTGCGAATTGCTGTCTATCGTCGCTATCTGGGTACCTTTCAAAGATGCTGTAAAAAGCAGTGTTAAATTGCGGTCCTACTCTGTCATGGAAATCATTCGCTCTATTTTCTATCGTTCCAAGGTTCATGGCTGCATCTTCGATGAACCTGTTGTATCTCAGCGAACTGCCTTCTTTCATCCGTCTTGTTACGAGTTCTTCGTTGAATCGTACAGCATGCAGGGCTGTCATCAAGGCTTCTGCTGACATGCCTCCCATTTCGCTAGCCATGCGAATGCCTTGAGATGGGCTTACTTCGCTTATTTTGGATACGATTTCTATTGCCTTTTCTATTTGTCCATCGGTCCATAGTGTTGTCATGTATGCCGTGATGGATGTT